TCAGGGCGGGGGGGATTGGCCGGATTGGCGGAGGAGGGCGCGGCGGGCGGCGGCGGCGATCTTCTCCTCGGCTTTTCGGGTCAGGCGGTCGTCTATGACCGGGAAAAAGGGGCGGGCGGGGATGGTGACCTGGCTGACGACCGCCCAGCGGCCAGGGGCCCACTCGAAGCGCAGGACGGGCTTGCCTTTGATGGTGCCGCCGAATTGATGGATGGCGGCGTAGATGGGGGTGGATTTGACGGTGGCGTGGTCGGGGGCGACTTCGAGGTGGAAGGATCGGCTCAGGGTGCCGCTTTTCTGGAGTTTGCTGGGGCTGCCGTCGCGCTTGTTGGGCCAGGGGGCCGGGCGGTAGTCGGCGCTCTTGAAGTTGCCCATGGTGAGCGACATGAAGGTGGTGCCCATCGCGCGGAAGACGGGCGTGGGGTTTTTGGCGGCGGCAGCCAGGCGGGTGAGGGCCGGGCTGATGTCGTTGCGGGTGATTTTGAAGCTGACGGAGGCCATATTACTATACGCCAGGAGGCGGACTTAGAGCCTTGCGCCTCGGAGCCAGCCCCAGACGGAGGCTTTCAGGCCGACCAAAGTGCTGCGCGCCCACTCTTCGAAGGCGCGCCAGGTGTCTTCGTCGTAGCGGGCTTTGACATCGTCCAGGGGGAGGCGGAGGTCGTCGGGGTGCCAGCGGAAGGCCATGGGGTCTTCGGGAGGGGCGACGTTGAAGCGCTGGCCTTTGCGGATGATTTCGCCCTGGTTGAGGTGCTTGCGGACGGCGCCTTCGAGGACGTTCCGATCCTCGGGCGCGCGGGTGGCGTCTTTGGCGCGTTCTTCCTCGACCAGGTCGGGGTTCATGGGGCGGACGTAGCAGACGCAGCCGATGTGGCCCCAGGGGCCGGTGTGGGTCTTCCAGAATGGGTCGTTTTTGGGCAGGACGATGCCGTCCAGGGCGAGGTGGGAGGGGGTGGGGACTTTGGCCTGGTCGCCGTGGATGTATTGGAGGTGGGTGGTGTCGTCGTCTTCCATGGCGACGCGGTAGGTGCTGGCGGACCAGGCCTGGAAGGTGTTGACGCGGAGGATGACGTTGGCGCGGGTTTCGGCGGCTTCCTCGCTGAAATGGGCCTGCTCGAGCTCGTCGGCGATCTCGCGTTTGGCCTGGTCCCAGGTCATGCCTTCCGGGCCCCGCGGGACGGCGGCGACGGCGTCGCGGATGCGCTGCAAGGCGGTGGCGCCGGCGAGGCCGGAGACGGCAAAGGCGCGGGCGCGGAGTTCGGGGATGAGCTTGTAGAAGACTTTGCTGGCGACCAGCTTTTTGCCCAGCAGGAACGCGAGAGCCTCTTTGTGGGGGGCGGAGATGAAGCTGGGCACGGGCATAACTGCGCGGGGCAGGCTATTTTTCAGTTACGCAAAGCTGGGTGTAGGCCTTACCGCTTATGATTCCACGGGGGTGCGATACCTTGAGCAACCGCAGCCCAGCGCATGCTCGCCGCACTTCGGGAGAATCGTTTATAGTAATCATCCATTTGCCTTTCGCGTTCCGCAAAGCATCAAGCAGCTCGGAGAATTGCGCAAAGGACCATGACTGGTAGGCTTTTTGACGCCCATTCAGATATGGAGGATCGCAAAAGAAAAAAGCGTCCTGATGGTCGTAGAGTTTCAGGCAAGGCTGCCATGGGAGGTTCTCGATACCGACCCTGTCCAGCCGCTCCTGAACCCTCTCCAGTTGTTCCGTCACGTGGCGCATACTGGTTAACGCCCCCCCCCCCCCCCCCCCCCCCCCCCCCCCCCCCCCCCCCCCCGATC